GCTCGACTCGCAAGGAGGAACGGTGAGATACCCGGTCCGGATAATCTTGCGTGTGAAAGGCAATTGCTAACTTAAGGCAACAAATGGTTTGAGCTCTGTAGAAAAAGATACAACTCATGCTCGTAGGACTTGGATTTATCGTCGGGTCACTAGGGTTCCGTTGATATGTGAAGCTTGAGTAGGGGGTACCGGTCAACCGCCTCCGCAGAAAACCTTACAAAACCAGGTTTGGTATAACTTTTTTATACAAATGTTAAGAAAATTATACAAAACACCAGGTTAGTAAACTTTTTCTAATCTCATTATGATAAAGTGACTTGATACTCGGATAATGTGTCAAACACTGTTCACCGTGCATACGGTGAATTGTGACCGTAATATCTGGATAATGCGTAAGAAAAACAATAATTGATGAACGAAGTGAAATCAATAGATCTCTTAGAGAGATCTTAAAGTATCGCTCAGAATGTATCGGGCCAATCTCTAAACAAGGCATGCTGTATGTCACCCGCAACAAACTGATTAAATGATTTGTGTTTCTCTTCGAGTTCGCCTTCTAATGGAGCAACACGGCGAAATGCCGAATCCATTTGGCCCATATCTCGAAACTCCATCAAGATCATCCATTCGGGCATGTCTGCTATGCTACGGAATCCCATTTTGCAACGGGTAATCCTGTAACTTTCCATTTTGCCTTCACTGATCAAATGATCGAAGAAGCTTTTCATCCCGTCGACCCAATCAAGGTCTGAGATGTCGCCTTCTTTGTTTGCCCAAATTGTGTATAAGTCTGCCATTATAGTGGTCCTAGTAGTTCAAAGCCCGTGATGCCTTGTTTGTACAAGTGTGCTTGATCCAGATACAAATATCTAAATCCTCTCTCACGGTAGATAGCACATTCTGTTCGTAAACTTTCCATACCCAGTCTTAACTTAGGATTACGATAATTCCAAGCAAACTGGGCACACAAAGCATTGTGTTGGTCGTAGCGTTTGATTAATGAGAATGCTACTAACTCTCCTTGATCCTTGTAGCCAATTACATCAGTATCAGCATCGGTAAACTGACTGTCAAACAATGGCATAACGCTGGCAAAGTGTTTGTAGATACAGTAAGTTCTGTAGATATCTTTTAATGCCATTATAGCAATATTATCAATTTCCGTAATGTAATGCCAGTCCACACTGACCTGATCGGTATTCTTACTCAAATCGATACGGGCAAATTGATAAGTCACAGTCTAGGATCCTGTCTATGCTGAAACACGGCTGTCAAGTATTCTTCAGGCCAGGTGTCGTAAAATCCTTTTTGGGCTATCAATTTTGCTTTTTGGTCGAGATCGCTTAGACTTTGGACCAAGGCCAATGCGTAGGTTCCGTTGTTCATGGTCACGCCGTTGACCACTTCAGAATCCGCAGGATGATCTTCCAACGCCAACAGATTGTTTGGCAATAAAAATTCTCGATTACAAACATCAACAGCATAACTTAATTCTGTGTAAGATATGTCTGTTGGATCGTAAGCAAATATAACCACGCTCTTGTTCTCTAGCCCTTTGCGACTGACTTGTACCAGGTCGTGTATAGGTGCAAGCCCTAGTCTAACATCAAAGTCACGATCCAGTCTGGCCCTACGGGCATACGGACACGGAGCCCAACCACCCAGGGCAGGATGTGGGACTTCTACAAAGTTCACTATCCATTTTTCTATATCGGTTTGTACTGTATCTAAGTTTAACATTAAAAGAACGGAAGACCAGTTTTCTTTGTGGTTTCTAAATTTTCTTTGATTAGACTGCTGATGCTGGTGCGCTCGCTGACACTGAGTTGCAAAGCCTGATCGTAGCTGACGCCACCTCGCATGTACCATGCTATTTTTATTGCCTCTTGCCGGATATCTACAGTTTCTTTATCCATCTGATCAACCATTTTGCTGATTTGGTCAGAGTCCAAGACTAAGAGGCGGGTGCGAAAAAACTTGTCATGTCCAAAGTTAATGCCTGCTCGTACTTGTGATTGCAGGCAGTACATTCTAATTTCAACGGTTGCAATTCACTGAGTTCTCGCAATTTCATCACATGATCACGAATTTGATTAAACAAATCACGATCGCAATTTTTTAAAAAATCTTCAATATATGGTCGTTCAGTTACCAATGCACCAGGAGTTTTGATGGCAGTAATACTTGCTGCCAAACTCTGCACAGTTATTTCAGTCAACTGCTTGAATGCCTTGGTCAGGGCAGTCATTTTTTCTGCTTCGGACACTGTGCTATCTGGAATTATCTGCAGCAGCTTTTGCTGTTCAAATTGCAACTGACTGTTGTCGTTGAGATTTTTATAATTTAATGGGCGGAAATAAATTTGCAAATCACCGTGATCGATATGTGCTGTGTAATCCGGAGCTCTGAGTGCATCCAACATGGTTCTCAAATCAACTGTGCGCTCTGAAGTATCGTTGCAACCCGGGCAAGTGGTGCCAAACTCCATGTCGTGCCCGTAGCTGGCTATACGTATGGCAATTAAAATGGTGTCAAGATCGATTGACGGAACTGCCCACGCATCTTTAATGCTAGGGATACAGCTCTGTATCACATTCACTGTGGCTTGCCCGTTGAACAAAGCATCTGGAGTACGATACGTGATCTCGTCGATGGCAGTCATTGGGTAAACCGGCAATTCTCCATTGACTGGCATGTCTAAACTACCTGCTGGATAGTTTTGACCCTGGCTGGGCAATTTGATATAGATGCTGGGTTGTCTAAAGTACTGACTTAAAGGGTTGGTCATTTGGTCACCATAAATATTGTGATAATACTTATGTCTGGAAAATATGGACCCAAATGAATTACAAGCCGTTTCAGAAGCCCTGAATCAACTGCGCGAAGGCAGCACTATTTCGGCTGAAACTCTGGCCAAGCTAGGGGGAAATAGCACAACAGCCTCCAAAGCACTAGAAGGTTATACCAAAGGACTGTTGGGTGCCGCCGGCGCCATAGGCGGCATGGCCAAAGCTGTGGCACAAGGTGAAGGCTCATTTGCTTCTTTGGGCAGTACCATTGTAGGGTTGACTAGTGTAGTAGGAAAATTGGCCAGCGCCATTCCTTTGGTGGGCGGCGCAGCCAAAGCTCTAGCCGAAGGTGTGGGAGAAGCAGCCAAGTTTGTTCTAGACCAACTAGACACCATGGCCAAGAATTATCAAACACTGGGCGATGCCAGTGCCGGTGCTGCCGACGGTGTAGACGGTCTACTGCGCCAGTTTAATCAACTGGGCAACTATAGCCTGCCGGCATTTGCTAAAGCAGTCAAAGCCAACACCGTGGGTTTATCGGCTTTTCAGGGAACAGCTGCCCTAGGCGCAGAAGAATTGAGCAAAATTGCTGGAGTACTGACCACAGGCGATACCGCCAGGCAGTTCCTTAAATTAGGTATCAGTCTTGAAGGTGTAGGCGATGCGGCTGCAACTTTTATATCAAACAGCAGTCGACTAGGATTGTTGCAAGGTGATACCACAGAAGAGCTGACCAAAAAGACTCAAAATTATATTTTAGAAGTGGACAAAATTGCCCGCATGACTGGGCAGACACGCGAGCAACAACAACAAGAAGCACAAAAAACGTTAATCAACACAAGATTCCGTGCCAAATTGGCCGACATGGCTGCTAACGGTCAAGAAAAAGCAGCCGAGCAATTACAACGATATGCCGACGGTATGGGCGGCGCTGCCGGTGATGCCATTAGAGCCTATGCCACTGGCATTCCGGCAACCAAAGAGGCCGCAAAAGCAGGCATTTTGTTTAACGATGCATTCCGCAAAAATACCGAATCAATAAAAGCAGGCAAACAAGCCACCGATGCAATAAACGATACCTATCTAGAAGGAGCTGCTGGCGCCAAACGATTTAATACACTATTACAATTTGGTGGCGATAAGTTTGCTGGCGCAGGGCTACAATCGTTAGACATACAACAACAGGTTGAGGCCAATCTAAGAAAAGGTATGACTCCAACACAGGCCGCTGAAGCCGCTCAAAAGAAACAAGCAGCCGCTGCAGGAGCAACCACAGAAGGATTTGTCAATGCCAACTTGGCCGTGGCCAATTCTAGTAAAAACCTACAAAGTCTAGGATTTAGTCTAGCCGAATATGCTATACCAGCGGTTGAAACATTTGCTACAACACTGGACAATGTGACCAGCTTTTTGAACAAACGATACGGAATCGGTGGTACAGTTTCTTCACGCGGCGCTTATCACGGGCCGGCTGGTGGACCGGCAGCCGGCGGCGGTGTAGTCCAATCAGGCAAGCTAGCTGGAGTCAATACCAATCTTGCTGATGCAGTCACTAAAGCCACAGAAGAATACAAAAAACGCACAGGACACGATGCAACAATTACCAGTGGAGTACGAGACCGAGAAAAACAACAGCGCATGTATGATGCCTGGGTAGCTGGAGGTAAAAAAGGTCCAGTAGTTGCTGCCCCTGGAACCAGCAAACACGAAACTGGTAATGCAGTAGACATTGATTCAAAAGCAGCCAACGAAATGGCTCGTATGGGAATTTATGAGAAATACGGGTTGACTAGACCGGTAGCCGGAGAGCCGTGGCATACTGAATTAGCAGGTCCGAGTGGCAGATACCCTAGTAGAGTAACCGGCATCAATAACCCTGCTGCGGCCGGCATGGAAACACAGTCGCAAAGCTATCGAACAACCGAACAACAATCTGGATCTGGGTTTGGTTCATTTAACAAAAAGCTAGACGAGTTAATAGCATTACAACGTCAAAGTAATGCAATTGAAACTAAAATATTACAACACGCCAAAGCATAACAGCTAAATATACTACCATGGCAGATAACGATAACGGTCGCAAAAAAGGTTGGAAAAAGTATTTTAAAGTGGCCAATACTGGCGGCCAACTAAGTCCAATTTCAGGACAAAATCAATTTGGACTAGATGGATACCCACGCCAAACCGGTGTAGGATTTTCAGACGGTACAGGCACGCCCAACGATTTTGCCTTCCGCAACTATGCGTCAAGACTGCCCGAAGTATATTCCGGACATCCAAACCGCATTGAACGTTATAACCAATACGAAAACATGGACTGCGATTCGGAAGTCAATGCTTGCTTGGACATCATTGCCGAGTTTAGCACACAGGTCAATGAAGACAACGGCACACCGTTTGACATTGAGTTTTCTGATAAACCTACAGATCACGAAGTAGAAATCATCAAAAAACAACTGATGCAGTGGACCAAGCTGAACAAGCTGGACCAACGCATATTCAAACTATTCCGTAATACAATCAAGTACGGCGACCAAGTGTTTGTGCGCGACCCAGAAACATTTGAAATGATGTGGGTAGACATGGTCAAAGTGGCCCGTGTTATCGTCAACGAAAGCGAAGGCAAGCGTCCTGAGCAGTATATCATACGTGACATCAACCCTAACTTCCAAAACATGAGTGTGGCACAAAAAACCACATCAGATTACTATGTGAGTCGTGCCATAGGTGGCGGCACCAACACCAACAATTACAGCAGTCCCGGCGGCGGCGGTGCAGGCGGTGGAACCGGCAACGGCGGAGTAGGCAACAGCAGATTTACACAGGCCATGAATGAAACCTGTATTGATGCACGTCACGTGGTGCATTTGAGCCTAAACGAAGGCCTAGATTACTTCTGGCCA